GTTGTTTATCTCACCAATAGCAACCTGCACTGCTTGCTCTTGTGTAAGTTTTAAATCACAACCAGGCATATTATAACCGAAAGCAATCGTGCCTCCTGTCATAGGTATCTGAACTAGACCTCGTTTTGATTTAGCAATGTCTGCATCCTTCATAGGATCATCGGAAGCACCGAAGTCTACTGTTTCATCTAAGAATGCTTTTCTACCTGAGCCACTACCAACTGCTTGATAGTTTACTCTGTTACCTCCTGACTTCGCATAGTCAGAAAACCATCTTTGATAAATCTTAGATGGAAAAGAAGCACCTGCTCCCGAAAGTCTAGTCCGTGCCTCGGCACAACCAGGTACTGTTAGGGCAGCAAGTGCTGCTAATGCGATAAGCCTTTTCATTAGGATCCGCTTAAGGGCTCTTTTATATAGAGCATTTTAAACTTATCTTAATCTCCTGTCAAGTAATCCTTACGAGCATGTTTCTCAGGAACAACTTTTCCTAACTCCACGGTGAGGAGTCCATCTTCAAATGCGACCTGTCGAACTTCGCAATCTTCGCTGAGTGTCCAAGTGCGTTTGAATGAACGTTGTGCCAAGCCCCTGTGCTGATACTCTCCATCTGCTTCCTTTTCTTCTTTGATGCCTTCGACATGTAGTTTTCCAAACTCTGTATAGACTTTAACTTCATCCTTCTTAAACCCTGCAAGTGCTACCTCCAATCTTGATTCATGGTTATTTAACTGAACTAAATTGTAAGGTGGATAGTTGGATGGTGTTTGGATTTTGAAGAAGTCATCAAAATAGTTATCGAGTCCGATACTATTTTTTGTAATCTTTTCCATTAGTGCTGGAATATCTGCACTACTGTAACGTGTAAGGTTAGTCATAATAGCCTCCTTTAATAAGCTAGGTTTAGTGTGTGTCCCTTTATGGCGACACTATTATTTAACCACAATCTTAAGGTTTTCGGAAGTGTGATTTAACGTACACGTTCTGACGGTTATAAACACCTATATAGTAGAGGTACAGTGTCAGAATATGAAAAGATTTTTACCTGTTATTATGCTATTGATGGGTGGTGTCGCTGTAGGTGAAGCTAGAGCAGACATCACATCTAGATTCGCTTCTAGTGTCCAACTCAGTGTAGGTGGTGCTCATACAACAGCCGAACGAATTGGATCATCTTTCGCTATAAGTGGCTCAAATATTGATACCACCGATGGAACGACGGCTGGTACTGTGTCAGCTGGTACTATAGCATCAGGTGTTTATTCACCAGGAACTATTGCAGCGACACAAGACACTGCTGGTGCAGCATTCAGCTTTGCCCAGTCGTACACTCAAGCTGACGCTATTCCAGGTAACGCTGTAACAGTTGGTGCATCTCAAAACTTTGGTGACATTAGCAGTACTGCTGCTGGAACTACTGGTGACCTTGCTGGTCAAGTAACTAGTGCTCACACTTTTGCTAGTGTAGCAGCAGGTGGTGCTAATACTTCAGCTACGACTCAATTCGTAACAGAGCTTACAATAAAATAGGTGATGAAGGATGAATAAGTTTATCCTATTATTTTTATTACTGTTACCGTCTAAAACTCTCGCAGTGCCTGTGGTACCAAATTTCCAACAAGGTTCTATGACGAGCCATACGGAAACTGAGAGTACGGTAACAGAAACCATAAATTCAGTTGATTATAGAACAGGATGGGAATACTCAGTGACAGGTGTAGGGATCTCCAACAATGGAGAGGCTTTAAATCCCAACGTCAACACCTCAACAGTGACAATTGCTCCAACCGTAGGGACAGGAGACAATGCAGTAACAGGAAGCGTAACATCTTCTCACGATACTTTGGACTTCAACAATCAAAGTGCATACACAATGACAACTCCAGGGGCAGCGTTTCAATTTACCCAGAGTTATCAAGGTCCAGGTATGACAAATCAAACTCTCATACAAAGAGTAACAACTATCCAATCCGTTACAGACACAACAAGCGTGTTTACGCAGTAATAGCAGCACTTCTCGGTCTTAATTCTTTACTACCAATGAAAGCCTTGGCACAAGGTGTTGGTGGTGTAAGTGCTACAGCGAACCCTATCGCTAATAGTTCTGGCTCAGTGACGAACCAGGCAATTCAGGTTTTACAAGGTCCATACGTTACTAACACCTACGGTGGTGGAGTAAGCTGTCAAGGTACGACTCTTAATATGACACCGTATATTCAGTTTGCTGATAGTAGAAAAGATCCTTGGGAAGATTTCTATAATGAACCACAATATAATACTACTGACGTAAGTGGTAAGATGACAGAGCAATACGTTACTGTCAAAAACTATCCTTGGGAAGAATGGTATGACGATAGAACATACGTTGATGAAAATGGAGACACAGTAAGATGGTTCCCAGATGGAACAGATATCACCATCCTTCAAGATATAGATGGTCCTAATGGTGTGCCAGATATAATTGATAGTAGTAATGAAATGACACCTACTTGGTATAAACCAGTAAGGACTGATATGAAAGCCAATCAATCTTTCAACTTAGGTCTATCAGCCACACTATCAATACCACTTAATAGAGGTATGCAAAAGAGATGTAAAGAAGCAGCAGAAGCACAAATAGCATCTGTACAACAGCTCACTGCTAACAAGAGATTAGACTTTGAGATCGCTCGTCTTAAAAATTGTGGTGAACTCCTCAAGGCTGGTATCATGTTCCATCCTAAGTCACCTTATGCATCTATATGTGCTGACGTTGTGGTAACAAATCCAGGTGGTACTGTTAAACCTCACACCCACGACTTCCCACAACCTACATTTACTGACCCTTCAGCGTCCGAGCAGCCTTCACAGCTTGATTCTTCTCTTTCTGAGCAAGAAGTCGTTCCCTCTTCGACAGAATCTTCTCCTTCTGACCAAGCATCTTCTTCACCTTCGCAATTGTCTTCTTTATCACAGGTTTCACCACCTTCAAAAGCAAATCCGCTAGGGGTTTTGCAAGTAGGGCACTCGTGGTTGCAACAGTAGCAATTGTTGCTGTCGTAGATACCGTAGCTATAGATGGTAAATATTGCTCAATTACTGGAACAGGTTCCCAAATAGTTTCACATCTCAATCCATCGACTGTTAATTTATATTCTTTAATCTTTTCTGTACCTGCCTGATTCAGGTCTCCAATGCGTCTTGCATTTAATGGAGGACAATCTACCTCACTAACAGTCTCACCTCCAGTAGGGGGTGGTGGAGGTGTTGTGGGTGTTTCTAAATCTTCTACCTCTGTATCTACACCTTCATCAACTTCTTCTTGATCCTGAAAGACTGTCTGCCAAGATAATTCTCTATAATCATAATCAGGTGGTTGGTAATAAGGCATACCAGCATCACATAATGTGGTCTGTCCTTTAGGATCATCATTTACCAGCATCTTATTAGTAGATGGATCCTTCTTTGCATTCTCTTTGTGTACTGTTACACAACCAGGCATATTAACAATAGGTGTGCCAGCTTGAACTGTTACTGGAACATCTACTGGTATTGCTGCTGGTGGATTAACTAACCAGTCACGTGTTTCATGTATATTAACATTCCTAATATCAGATACAAAAACAGTCCGAGTACCTACAGAACGTATACCAATACCTTGCAATGGTATTAAAGGTATCCCCGAAGCGTTTATTCCAATATCAGGTATAGGATGCATTCTCTATCACCTCACCATCAGGAAGGATATCTAAATCCCCTACAATACCACCTATCACAATGAAGGCAGTGAGTACAGCACCTGCACCCCAAACCCATTTCTCAAGTGCTCTGATCCTTTCTCTTACATCTTCATTTAGTTTGGTGATTCTCTCGTCTGTCCTATCAATTCTCTTATGAATCAATTCCATTCTACGAGTAGCATTCTCTAGAGTACTATCAAGGACAGCAATCTTTACGTCTTGCTCTGAGTCTTTGTTAGTAATATCAGTCATTATGCTCTATAGATTACGTGTTCAATTCTTGCTTCATCATCCCAGTCATCATCACTTTCCATCTGAGTAACAATACCAATACCAAAAACTAGAACTGCAATAACTGCACCAGCACCCCAGACTTGCTTCTCTATACTACGCAGTCTCTGATCTAATTCTTCCTTATCTTTATTCTTAAACTCATCTAAATCCTTTTCAATAGAATCAATACGTGATTTAAGAACAGCAATCTCGCTATCTTGTGTTGATTGCTTCTCGTGGTAAGCAGAAAGTTGTGTGTTATCAATCATGATACTTTATTTCCATATGAACTTGCTTCTGTTGAATTGGGATTATCTTTCAAAAATTCTGTATATTTAAATCCAGATCCTTCAGGATAGATATATTTTCCATCCTCATCAAAGTTAGGACCAGTCTTCTTTGTTTTATATACAGGAAATGGTCTCTTACCATCCCTCATCTCTTGTCCCTTCCTCCTTCTCATTACATTACCAGATTCACCTGGAGGATCAGGCATAGAAGTACCAAGCATTTCCTTGATCATTTCCTCTGTGTAACCATTAGGTACGCTCATTTTATTTCTTGTCTATAGTTTAAAGGTGGTGCATCCTTCTTACCAGATACTCCACCAGTCTTGGGTGGGAATGCGTCCTTGAGTTGAAGATACAACTCTTCAGCAACCACCTGTCTTATTTGTTCTATTTGCTCAGACTGTCTTCGCTCTGGACCACCAGTCTTCTGGTCGATGACATGATTGCCACCGACAAAAGCACCAGTACCTAGCACGGTTACTGCCGTGCCAGTAGAAGCAATCTTTTGCAAATCCATTAGAATCCGCCAGGAACAGGAAGACCTAAACTAGCTTGAGGTGCAGCAGAAGGTGGATTTGTACCTACATCTCCTGTAAGAGCACCACCAGCAAGACCACCTAAAGCAGCACCACCAATGGATTCTATTGCATCCTTCTTGATGTCTTCAATAATGGCATCTTTGTTTACATAGACGTATGTTCCTACACCTATGATACCAGCGAGTGTTACTCCTGATGCGATACTAATAGCATTTGCAATTGCATTAAAATTAAATTTCATGACTCTATAATTTGTAAGGTTTGTCGTCAGTAGTGATCTTGAGTGGTGCTTGCTCAATTCTAATTGTTTGAGTAGGACCAGCAGATGCACTCTTAGCAATGATCGCCTCAATATCCTTAGCAGTAACAGGAGGAGGTCCACCATTACTACTACCATTACCATTCATCTTCATTGTACCATCACCCTTCTTAGAAGCTGTCTGAATTCCGAAGCTAGCTAAAACCCCAGTGAACACCGAAGCTATAAATGTGGGATCAATTTTCTGTTGTGGTATACCTGGTATAGAAACGTAGTTCAAAGTCAATATTCCACCGCTCCAGGCAAGGACAGTAATTCTGACCATTGTGGAGATGATTGCTGCCTGCTCTTCAGGGTCTGGTAGTATAGCATCTTTGACTTTACCAAAGACACCTTTCTTTTTTTCTTCTACCTCTTCAGTTATCTCCTCTTTCACTTCTTCTTCAGCCATATACCTATTGCAACTGTTCTATATATAATCCTTAACCTTCATTTGTAGGTTGCTTCTTCTTACCAATATTATACTTAGACTCTAAAGTCCAATCACCCTTATCTTTATATGAAATAACTTTTATCTGACTTAAAGGTGCAGCATCAGAGATTCTATCAGCATCAGATATCTCAACTAATCCCCAATCACTTAGTAGTTGTATAATTCTATTTCTTCTTTGTACATCATTCAAAGAAAGATTTGCTCTCTTACCATCTAAAGCAAATAGTTCTTTAAAATGTACTATGTAATACGATCCTTTCTTATGAAGTATGTGACAAGATTGAAATAATTTTCTCTCTTTTTTAGAAGCAACTCCAATTCTAGTTAATGTCTCACGCACCTTTAAAAAATCATCAGGTTCCTTTAAAGTCACCTGCACCATGTCTTCCTTAGACCAACTAAGTTCTTCGCTCATTTCTTTCCTCCCCTATTCAGTTTGTTTGTAATAAAAGTAATTTGATCAGGAGTCAGAATGCTAAGAGCCTGTCTTGCTTTTTCATTACTATAGCCATAGTATTGTTTGACAACTTCCAAGTCATTCATCTTCTGTTTTTTGCCCCAAGGTGAAAACCTTTTACGAGACCTCACTATATGTATATAAAAATCATACTGAAGTTGCTTATCTAATGCTGAATACTGATTCATCTCATTGGCATACATGATAGTATCCATATGGTGAGACATACATTTATTAATTACATAAGGGGAGTAATTCTTTTCCCAACCAGGATCATCTCCCATGAGATATTCCTTACTATAGTTGAGACTATTCAAATAATCCTTAAGAGGATATCGATCATCATATGCCATAGTTGGTTAATACCAATTCTTTTCTTCCTTGCTGATCCTTCATATAATCACCAACTGATCTCATAGTATACGTGTGCTCATATTCATACGCATTCCAATTCTTAAAACGATCCTTTACAACTTGATCACTATTATATGATATCATCTGATGACTAGTAAATCCATCACATTCTTTAGAGAATGCATCATGATCAAAATACTTATGCATCTCACCCTTCTTACCATATAAATTAGTTCCTATCTCATATGGTGGATCTAAGTATATAAATGTATCCTTCTCATCACTCAACATCCTTTCATAAGTTAGATTAGTTATAGTCCAATCTTCTATTAACTCTTGATAGCCAGGTAACTTATCGATTCCTCTAATTGAAAAGTTGGATTGTGATGCTTGGGCACTGAATGACGAGGACTCAGTAAGACCACTAAAGCTGCACTTGTTGATAACATAAAAATAGACAGCACGATCTCTGGGCGTAGTCTCCTTGTCAAGATTTTCTTTGCATTCCAGAAAAAGGTATCTGGCTCTATCTGTGGAATCATGTCTCTCTTTGAGGGCACGTAAGTCTTTCGCAATTTCATCTCCATCATCTTGTAATTGTTGCCAGAAGTTAACTAGCGGTTCATAAAGATCATTAACCCATATTTCTAAATGAGGAAAGGTCTTTGTCATATACAAAGCAACAGATCCACCTCCAAGAAAAGGTTCACGATACTCCTTATACTTACTCATGTCTGGTAAGAACTGTGCCATCTTTGTAATAGCACGTGATTTACCTCCTGGATATCGAAGAGGAGTTTTCAAAGATTTCATAATGTAAAGTTGTTGATTGCTGCTGGTAAAATACCATACTCAGAACGTTGAATACGTTTGGTTAAAGTTTTTACCGTATCATCTTTTTCAATAGGGACTTTTCCCTGTAGGAGTATTCTACCAGAATCTAACTCTTCTGTCACTATATGGACAGTACATCCTGTAACATCATCTCCACTTTCCAATGCTTGCTCTACAGCATCAATGCCTTTATACTTGGGAAGTAGAGATGGATGCACATTAATAATTCTTTCTGGGAATGAGTTGATGAAATTAGGTGATAAAATTCTCATGTATCCTGCAAGCACAACAAGTTGCACACGCCATACCTTTAAGAGATCAATCATCCTCTCTTCATCTTTGTGTGGTATGTAACAATGTGGGACACCAAATTTTTCTGCTACCTTTACAGCACCACAATCTTTTTTGTTGTGTATCATCAACACAACTTCATGCTTATTACAAGTGCGTAGAATGTTCTCGAAGTTGGTACCCTTACCAGAGCACATAACACCTAGTCTCATAGAATTAACTTACCTGTATTTGGAGTAACGATAGATGGTTTATTAAACATAGTATTATACTGTGTTACTAGATTTGGCACAGCTTCTGTAATATACATTACATTTCTTTTGTTGATTTCAAGTTCATGAATATCAGGATCTTGCAATGGAGCCCAAGGAGCAAATCCTATTTGAGTGCCATCTTCACCTGCTGGCATAGCAATAATCGCATCTGCAATTACAATACTATCCTCCTTCTCTTCATTCAACTCACAGATAACATTTTCACCACTAGTGAAACGTATGTTTTTTACAGCCATTTTAATCTTTAGAAATAAATTGTTTAGTCTCTGGAAACCAGAGAATATCTAGGTCACTATTATAGAATGTTTTCTCTGCATCCGCAAGTGTTTCAACCAACGGTTTACCAGCTAAATTAAAACTAGTATTTAATAAAACACCATAACCTGTATGACTACTTATACTACGAAGCAAACGATATAAATGATGCTTATGATCTATAGTTTGAATCCGACACGTTTGATCAATATGAGTTATACCATAAAGAAATGGATCTCTAACAGTAACACTTCTTGTCATATATTTACAATTGATATCATTAATTTCATGCATACCCATATTGAATAAGTATGGTGCTTCATAATCTAAAACCATTGCTGCGAAAGGTCTATACCATTCTCTCTTCTTAATCTTATTAACAATCTCCTTAGCATCAGGATTCCAAGGATTGAACAAAATAGATCTATTACCCAATGCTCTTGGTCCTGCTTCTGCCTGTTTATGAAAGACTGCAACTGATTTATCATTGCGTAAACTATCTACAATAAAATCTAACTCACATGTTTTATATTCTTTTGGTATAGGATATTCCTTACCATGAAACATGGTATTTTTAAAATCAAATGGATCTTCAGATTTAGTTAATTCATGATGTAAATATAAAGCAGCACCTATAGAATTGCCTGTATCATCAGCAAGAGGTTCAAAGAAAAAATTATACCAAGGAAATCTTTCTGTCAAGTATTGATTAGCAACTACATTCAATCCATACCCACCAGTAATACAAACGTTTTTTATATCCAAATGTTCAAACTTTTCAATAATATCACCAACAGCTTGCTGAGTTTCTGATTGAACTTGATAAGCATAATCTGCATATATGTGATAATTATCTTCATTCAAATCACTTGTTGTTCTTGAGTGCAGTTCTTTATTAACTACAGTATGATGTTTACCTGGAATACTACCCCACATATAATCTTTATGCACTGTAGTAAATTTTTCTTTTATAGGAATGCCATCTTCAAATAAAGATGGAGCAAGTTTATTTCTACCATATGATGCCAACCCCATAGTCTTACCACTCTCTAATGGATGCTGATCTATTAAAGCAGTTGCTGATTCATAAACCCCAGTGATATTATACTTCCCATCAATTTGATTTGATAAATTTTGATACACTGTAGTGAATGTATTTGGATATCTACAACAAAAAACAGTCTCACTCTCAGTACCTTCATTTGTAGTAGATCCATTTCTATCAATAACTACAGTCAAAGCTTCTTTAAACCCACTACTATAAAATGCTAAACTAGCATGGCACAAGTGATGAAGGTTTTTTACATCTATTACCTCTGCAGAAGGAAACAATCTTTTACAAATTGCTGGTACAGATAAATCATCAGCTTCCCCAACAATATAATCTATAGTATTACCAAACTCCTCATAGATCTTATAGAGACCTAATATACAAGGAGAATCTCTTTTAATACCATTCAATCTTTCTTCTTTATAAAATCTAAGAACATTACCATCCTCCAATAAACATATAGATGCATCATGATGACTTGTCTGTCCTAAGATTCTCATTTATATCCTGCAAGATAGGTAACTACTAATGCTGTTCTAAATCCGTTTTCAGGTATCTTCATATAATGTGGAGTACCAGGAAATGTTATAACATCATCCTCTTTAGGATAATATTCTTCATCATTAACTATAACCTGACCACCTTCTCCTTCATTATGTCCTGTAAAATAAATTAACAAATTCTCATGAGGATATACATGATCAGTATGCACAGGACTAAATTGATTATCTAAATCCTGTGCATAAGTCATATTTAAATTCATCCTATAGATAAGGTTTACCTGTATATTATTATATTCAAATATTTCTCTTACTACATTCCAAGCAAAATTTGTATGCTCACACATAATCTTAGGAACTGGTGCTATCTCATTAGCAAATGATCTCAATATAAATGGATGCGTAAAATATGCTGGATGGGATCCTGTAGAATAATTTTCTTTTGCATGACCCCATAAAAAATTATCACGTGATATTAATTCTTTAAAATCAATATAGTTCTGAGTAATAGGATTTTTTAATACTCGAATCATAATACAGGATACTCTTCATTTCTTACAAATTCAGTTTTCTTAGTCTTAAACTCTTCTGCTAATCTCATGACTTGTTTCTTATCAAGTCCAGCAAGACTGATACAATTCTCCAAACAACGATAGATACATTCTCTATCACTTATGGGTGGGGAAATCTCCCACCCTTGCTCATCATAATACTTCTTACCTTCAGTAACTTGTGCCTCTAAGTGTGAGAGATCTTGTGCCTTAGAAGGGTTCTTGTAATTATGTTTCTTTGTCATGCGTCAAATAAGTGATGTTTGGATGTACCTGCATTATCATTTGATATATTTCCTATTCCAGTCTCCTCAGTTTCTTCTAAGGTATACTCCCAATCTTCTATCACAGTATTAGAAAGCATTCTATCAGATAGAAGATCCATCTGCTCTCTTGCTATCTCCTCAGTTTCTGCATCAAACCAAAAATCAATACACTTACCAATCCTCAACAAATGTGGTTGAAGTTTAGGGGAAGTCAGATGCACATTTTTCATCACTGCATTACCAGCAGCATCAGATACAGATCCTCTTAATCTGACATGGACAAGTGCTTTGAATCTCATTTATAATACTCCACTCTATATGGTGGCATATCCTTAATCTCAACCTCTAGAGGTTCATTAAGAATATTAGCAAGTTTATTATATGCTATTGCGGTGTATACTTGAGGTACAATAAATGCTACCATTGCAACCACCCAAAACATATAATAATAGTTTTCCTTATTCTGTGTTCTCATTTGAATTCACACTCCAACATAATTTGCGTAAGACATGCTAATAGATTTATCTCTTGATCTACTACAAACGCAGACTTATATTGGTATTCAGCAATAATTAAAACTGCTGCTGCAACACTTGGTCCTTCCATCATAGAAGAAAGAGTATCATACAACTTCCTCATTATAGAAGTGGGATCACTATCTAGATTTTGTGTTACCCATTTCTTAACATCATTAAACTTTTTATGCTTTAGATATCCAGTAAGAGAATCTATCTTAGCATCACCTAAAGCTGCGAGGATTCCAGTATCAATAGAGCCTGTTGAACTATATCTTTGGAGCTCATTGAGTGTTCTTCTGAAATCTGGGAAGTACTTTTGTATAACTGTGGCAACCACTTTGTCATTGAACCGTACTTTCTCTCTGGTAAGGATGTCTCTACACCTTTCAAAGAACTGACCTGCAAGAGTTTGCTTAGTTTTTCCTCTGACATTGAAATCAATTACAGTAGTTCTACTATGTAGTGGCTCTATGATTTTGTTTTTAAAGTTGCACGTAAATATAAACCTGCAGTTTTTTTGGAATTCCTCAATAGAGGCTCTAAGTAAGAGCTGTACATCGGGGGTGGTGTTGTCTGCCTCATCAATGATAAGGACTTTGTGTCTAGATGTTGCAGTAAGGGATACAGTGGCTGCGAAGTTTTTCGCTTGATTCCTGACAGTATCGAGAAACCTACCTTCATCGGATCCGTTAATGACATAAAAATCTGCTCCCAATTCATTACACAATGCTTTCGCAATGGTAGTTTTACCAACTCCAGCAGTACCAGAGAGCAAGAGATTTGGTATCTCACCTTGCTCTATGAAACTTTTGAAGGTCTCCTTTATATCTATAGGGAGAATACAATCCTCAATAGTCTGAGGTCGATACTTCTCGACCCATAGAAAATCATTAGGCATTAGGTTCTAAAGCAATAAGATACTTAACATTGTCTGCTTCAAAGCGAGCAACATTAGCTTTGCTAATAGTTACATCATAACCTTGAGGATATAGTTTTAAGTTCTCCATCTTAAAACAGAAACAAAACTCCTCATCAGTTTCACCAACCACAACCGAGTATGTATTGGATGTATCATTCTTCTTATCAGTCAAGCACAACTCCATCTCCTGACCATTACCAGTCAAACATAGATCTGGCACACCACAGATAGACCATGCCTTACGAATCTGCTGAAGCACTGGTGCTTCTAACCTAAAGGATACATCTTCAGAAGGAAGATCAACTTCTTTATCAGGTGGTTGAACAATAATGTCTGGATCTGAATAGAAGAATTTTACCTTAGATCTACTATTCTGATTACTGATTAACAAATGACTGCTTGTATCAGTATCAATTTGTGGACTGCCATCAAATAGATTAAAGAGTGATATCAAAGATGGTAAATCATAGATCGCCATATCACGATCAAAAGTTTCTTGCACCTTTGCTTTGGCAAGAATGTTCTTATTTAAACTAAGTGTTTCAATCTGATTACCAGGTTTAATAACAATTGACTTATTAATAGTCGAAAAGTTTTGTAATAGATCAATGGTCTCTTTAGAAATTACTGTCATTTGTCGTAATCAACTGCGAATGATGTAGTGTTGTTTGCTGCTAGATCTTGTGATTTAGCCCGTTTATCGTTGAAGTGGCATAGGAGAATTGCATAGTGGATGATCTTAATGATATCCCTTCTTGCTGTACCCTTTCTATCATACCTAGAAGCATACTTAAGGATATTACTCCTACAGAATGCTTCAGCATCTCCAACAGAATCAATGAGATCTAATGTTTGCACCCCACCAGTGCTGTAGTGACCCTGATAGGTGGCACTGATATAATCAGATACCTCCTTCAGGATTTCATTTTCACTATACTTCATTATTATCTTGTTTGTCCTCCTCAGTATACTCTGTTTCTTCTCCTGCGTCAACCTTTGTATAAAGGTCTAGGAAAGATTCCTTAGTGTCATCATCAAACCTAGCAATACAATTAGTAATTGCTTTAAGACGATCACCAAAGATCTCTTTAGCTTGCACGATATGAACTAATCTACGAGTGGTTATAACTTCATCAACACCACCATCATAGAATGTCTTACGAATAACACCTGCCCACTTGATTAGGTTATCAGCAAACTCTTGCTCGCATCCAGCATTAAGTAAGATCTTAGTCTCAACAACTGGAGTAGGATAATTCTGCTCAAAGGTTACAGGGAATCTTTCTAAGAAGGCTTCGTTGAGCACATTAGTTCCAATAAATCGTCCGTCTTCGGATCCTTTACCTTTAGTGTTAGCAGTTGCGATGATGTTGAATCCGTCTTTTGGTTGGACGTATTCTCCGATTTTTTTAAGGAAGACTCCTTTTCCTTCAAGAATGGATTGGAGACAGAGAATTTTATTAGAGGCAAGGTCGATTTCGTCAAGGAGCAAGATAGCACCTCGTCTGAGTGCTTCGATGACTGGGCCATTGTGCCATACGGTGTTGCCATCAACAAGACGGAAACCGCCAATAAGATCGTCTTCATCTGTTTCGATTGTAATGTTTACACGAATAAGTTCTCTACCCAACTGAGCACATGCTTGCTCTACTGATAGAGTCTTACCATTACCAGAGAGTCCAGTAATGAATGTGGGATAGAATAACTTTGACTGAATAACTTTCTTAACATCAGAGAAGTTACCAAAAGGAACATAATTAGGATCCTTTGCTGGTGCAAGATTTTCAATTGCTTTCCTCACTTGTCTAGTGACTTGCTCTTGAACTTCTTTAGCTTCTACAATACTAAGATTCCACTTACCACGACCAACCTTAGAAAACTGTGGCAACTTATTCATTCTCTTTGTAACGCTTTGAGTCTTAACACCAACACTCTCAGCAAAACTTGTTACTTGGTCACTAGTAATATCTCCAGTATCAAAGAAGGAGATTAGGGCATCGTCTGTAAATTTTGCTTGAAAGGTCATAGATCTCTTTTGTTTATAGATTAATTATAACACGCTCAAGCCATGAATCAACCATGTGTGGTCACTTTCTAATGTGTCCACACCCTAGTCAGTTGCCTTACATCACTCACACCATATAATGCCTTGCATCTTTGTATAGCATCTTCTCTCAAATTAGATTCACAAACAAACTCTACTTTAGTAAGTCTGTTTGATTGCAATAATATGTATGCTGACCATTTAGTATTTTGCATCTGGTTCATCAAACAGTATAGTATCTATATATTTCTCTGCAAATTCTTTATCAAACCATTTAGATAATACTGCTAAAGTCTTATCATTTTTCTTTTGTGACTGACAATACCAAATCTGATCATCAATTCTTCTCATTACATTAGGCCAGAAATGATCATGTTTAGCATCACGTACAACATCACAAAATATTCTTAGGTACAATGATACTACACAATAATAATTTGCTTTATCAATCTCACTTTTAAGACGCATGAACTTACAATGAGGAGAAAATATATCATCACCCCATAATGGTAAAGGTCTCTTATGTTTAAAGGTAAAGTTATTAGCCACTCTTGCTATATCAGGATACACTCTCTCTGCTCCATATACAGGTGACACATCCACAATTGCAGCAGTGACTGTTGTTGGAGTAGCAACAATATCACATCCAAAGATAGGAATATTATATCTGGGATCTGGAAATAAAACACAATGAAGCACATCCATACCTTGTGCTTTACCAGTCTCTAAATGTATCTTCCTAAGACCAGTGGACTTCCACATCTCATTAACAATGTGTACTTGTTCATGATCTATCTCAGGATACTCATTATCCATCTTCTCAAAGCCAGGTAGTTCTTGGACTACCTGACGAATGAGATCTGATATATCTTCTACTATACTTCTACTCATGCTATTTGCTCAACAAAGGCATTTAGGATAGTTTTATTAGTCATCTTTGAACCCATATGCTTTTTGAATGCACGATTCAATTCTGCTCTAGTTGCAACTTCACCCTTTTGCTTGACTTCTAAATCCTCAGTGCCATCACCAATAGATTTATTAGGCATAAAGAAATGTTTTGTGAATCCAGTTAGACCAGTTACTGTAGCATGTTTTTCTTTACTCCATGTATTTGATATCTTCTCAAGCACATCTTCATTACCCCAACCAATGTGCTCTCTAACAGTCCTAACCATTTCAGTTTTACTGCAAAGACGAATACCAATCCAGTTATAATCAGTAATCTCTTTATAGAAAGATACAATTTGTTGTGTAGTCTTAAAAGGATTGTGATCAAATTTACGAGTATACCCAGTAAGAGGATCTCTTAAAACAAATACCTTTCCATGAGAATGACACATTTGTCTTACAATCAACTTATCATCAATTCCAAAACGACCATCATAGTATCTTTCATTAGTTGTAACATACTGTAGAGGATTTGCTTCACCATCAGTTAAAGAAACTACATTAACTTTTTGCACTTTCTCAACAGACTTCATTTCATTTACAACCTGACGCATACACATGATAGCTTCACCTAAAGGAGTGCCACCTAATCCATAATCTTTATGATAAGAATAATATCCATAATGAGTCATAGCTTTAGAATGAAGCCATATGTTCTCTAACTGCCTATCTAACTTCTTGTTATTCATCCTAGAAGAAAAGAATTCTAATAGTTTGAAGCCATCACCAACATACAAATTATTATCCTTTACATGATCCTTTTCCATGTCGGTATAAGATCCAAAACTATTCTGGAATGCGTAAACTCGAAAGGGTATGTTTACTTTTTTACAGAACCAAACTAGATTATAAGTTTGCTTTAGAGTATCCATTAAGACTTGACTCATGGATCCAGACCAATCTAGTAACATAACCAAGCCATGGTTCTTGCCATCGGGCACAACATTTATTTTCTTAAAGATATCTTCATTATATCTGTAAGTATGAAGTTTGTTAGTATCAATAACACCAGTTTTAGATACTGAATTTCTTGCATACTGATCTGCAGACTTCTTCATCTCAAACTGTTTTACAAGATAGTTAACAGATTTTTGAGCAGATTTTTTATACTGTCTATACTCACTAAGATTATCTTCTATTCTCACTGCTTCTATGGTAGAAAAATGTTCTTCCATATCCTCAGATATTTTCTTATGACCAATACGAAAATCATTTAAATTGACATTAGGTAGATCAAGATAAATCCATTCCTTAGCATCATCAGAAACTAATGTTTCTAGTGACTCACGAAGTGCTTCTTCTGTTATTGATTTGGTTTCATCATGTGTCGCTCCACCTACAGGAGTATTACCAGCATCAAAACTAGGAGTATCTAGATCAGGATCAGGTTGTGATGGTGTTGTAGGATTAAGTGGTTTATTTAATTCCTCAAGTAATTCCTCATCTGTCATATCATCAACACTCTTCTCATTCTCAATCTCAATCTCTTCTATATCCCCTTCAGAACCTCCATCAGCATCTACTTGTGCTTGCTGCTGATCCTTCTCATCTTGCTTTGCTTGTGCATACTCATAGATCTCTGTAGCAAGTTCTAAAACATCTGCAAAAGTTTTTGTATAAGCAGCACGATCTACATATACTCTTTCCTCATCTGTAAATTCTATAGACCTATTACCCTTATAGTATAGGTTGATACGATCAATGAAAGGAATCAAACTAAGATCCTCACCCCTAACTCCAAAGAAATCTCTATCCCACAACTCACTATACCCATCAAAGAATGACTTCCTCAAACCAGGATAAGTCTTCTTCATCATTCTCTCAATACGAGCATCCTCTATAACATTCACAAAATCTTTTGGTGCATCGAATGTTTCATTAGGAGTATAAAGAGCATGTCCAACCTCATGTCCTACCAACAAATCATATACAGTATTAGACGCATCCTCCCACACAGGTAGTATCAACACCCTCTTATCAACATCAAAACATGCAGTAGTTACATTACGATGCTCGACTCTTAGATTTTCAGTAGCAAGCAGTTTAGCAAGCGTGCCTTTAACTTCCTGATTGATCATAATCCTCGTCTTTGATACACCTAGTATAACAGGTTTGAAGATGCATGTGCAACTTGGTGGACAGTTTTGTTACTGTCCCAATGCCTTATAACCCCTGCAACAATAAAACAGTTAGTGACGAGATAAGATACGAAAATAACAGAACGTACCAAAACAACGTAGTTGTCGTAGGGTTTAGTTTTTTCGTCAGAAAAGCTACCCAACGCATACTTCCATATCCTCCATGCTTTCATTTAATCAATCCGACTTTGTTCATGTGTCTTAGAGTTTCCTTGATATTACCAATATGTTTACCATCTAAAGTAATCTGAGGATAAGTTGCCTCACTCCCAAATTCATTATGGAATTGTTTATCACTAAAATCTCTTCCTAAAACATACTTTTGATAATTACTGTCTATTGAACTTAATAGAGAAGCCATACGTTCACATTCTTGACTCTCGTTAGAATATAATACAGCGTTATTCATCAGCATTTAAAATTTAACAAACTTATTTATGATTCTTCAGACATCTTAGAAAAATCATTTTGTTTTTCAAACTTAATAGTCTTGAGGAATTTGTCCACCAGTATATCACCTTTATGGGATATTACAAATACATTTGTTCCGACACCAAGACTTCTAAGAATTTTTAACAACTCACCAGTTGCTTGATCATCCAAGGAACTATCAAATACCTCATCAAGTATAAGAAGATTTGTTGCAACAGAATTTTTCATACGTGCAATCTCTCTCCATGTAAAGAGAAGTGCTAAGTCTATCTTCTGCTTCTCACCCTCAGAAAATGATGCATAAGAAAACTCATCTCTAAATCTACTCTTAATTATTTCATTAAACTCCTCATCAAGTGTGAAGTTAATATAGAAATCCATACTCTGTAGATACTTATTAATCAACTTATTAATAACAGGTACATACTTCTTAATAATTTGACTCTTGATTCCACCATCCTTTAATAAAGTAGAAACAACTTTATACTCATCTAATGTTTTATTGATAGAAGAACAATCAGTTTCAACTTTCTTGTATTCATTTTCCAACTCAATTAATTCATCCTCAATGTGTGTAATAGATTGATGATCTACAATATCACTCATCTCTTTTGTCAACTGTATATTATCTTTCTCTATACGAATGATCTCTTTTTCCATTTGAGATGCTTCACTACGAGACTCATATAACTTAGAAGATACATCATCTAACTTATCAATAATACTAATAGTTTCTTTAACAGTTTTCTCAAGTTTCTTTAACTTCCTCTCATATTTTTTACCTTCTTTATGTGACTCAGCAAGCTTATTAGTTTTAAATTCTTCATCAATAGATTGATGACACGTAGGACATACATTATTTTCACTAAAAAACTTTATTTCAGCAGCAGTAATTTTTATCGCAGATTTATTATCTGCTTGTTGTTGACGTAAATCCTGTAAGATCTTTTTAGGAGCATCAGATCCAGTATATTCAGACTCCAATAATTCAACCTGTGTCTTCATCTCAGCAAGACCACCAGTAAGATTAAATATCTTTTCTTCATTCTCTGCTATTTTTAAAACCTTTTCTTCCCTACGTGTTTCATTTACTGCCTCTAAAGACTGTATTAATGTTTTCTGAGCACTTACCTTTTCTTCAGATAACCTAAGTAAATGATCGCAATCTTTACTTTGACTCATTGCTGATCTAACCTTATCCTTAAGTAAGGTATTCATAGAAGAGAATATACCAATATCTAAAAGATCTTCAATAACTTCTCTACGATGAGGTGCAGCTAGTTGCATAAAGGGCACAAACGTACTACTGCCTAATATAACAACTTGAGTAAAACTTTTGAAATTGAGTTTCAATACTGATTGCTCCAAATATTTCTGCGTATCTTTTACAGCAGCATCTTGGTCAACCATTTTATTATTTTTATACACTTCAAATGTGTTTGGTTTCATTGATCGAAACACTCTATAGTCATCACTTCCTATAGAAAAACACACTTCAACTTTTGTTCCTTTCTCATTAATACTATTAATGAGTTGAGATTTTTTAACTCTACGGAATGGTCTATTGAATAATGCAAAGCATAAAGCATCGAGAATGGTAGACTTACCAGCACCATTCGATCCTATAATGAGAGTTGACATACTCTCATCTAATTTAATTTCAATCCACTGGTCACCTGCTGAAAGAAAATTCTTCCAACGAATCGTATCAAATAAAATCATGTAGGAGGTACGACAAAATCATCGCTAGTAATTACATTATAAAAATATCCATAATTCCCACAATTCAAAGCTACATCATCTAGATTAACTTTTAAAACATCTAACTTTTTAGATCCTTGAGCTTCTAATAACATTGTATATCTTTCAGCATCATCTTGAATTTCAAAAATCTGTACAGTTTTTATCTTATCTTTATTATACACTGCATATACACCACCTGTATTTTTATCTGTAAGAATATACATTATAGTTCACATGCCTCAACATAGAGTGATCTCATTATACTCTTAACATTTTCAGAGTCAACTGGGAGATCTATCTCATCTATATATTTATCTAAAAGCGTGATGGTATCTTCGGTTTCCAGCACAAGTGAGTCTTCCATCTCAACAGAAAGATCCTCAATAATTTTTAAATCTGCAAGACCCCAACTTTGCAATTGTCTTACAGCATAATCAAATTTTGTTTGATCACCCTTATCTTCTACAATTAATTTTACAAAAGTACCTTCTAAGTCAGAAGGATGAATTTCATTTCTAACACCATTATCGTAATACAGTTTATAGAACATATTATATGGATTTCTATAAAAAGTAGTCTTTAAAGTTTCTGTATCAAACACATGGAATCCACGTTTACATCCATAGTCATTCCAATATAGTTGATATGGATTTCCTAGATATGAGATATTACCTTTAGTAGATTTCATATGATAGTGTCCACTAAAGACTCTTTGAAATTTATCAAAAGGATTAATATCCATACCCATGTTCATGACATGACCTGGATGAGCTTCAAAACCGTTAAGCTCGAGATGGCCCATACAGACAGGAGCAGTACTTTTCGTGATGCTTCTGAAGGTATCATCTCTGTTCTCATCACATATCCAAGGCAGAAATAATATGTCAGTACCGTCATAGTTACGGGTAGTAGGTTCATCAATGACATCTATATCATAATCTCCTAGTAGTTCATTTGGTGCATTGATTCTCAATGTATTCTTATAATAGATATCATGATTACCAACCAAAGCAGTCATCTTACATCCTATGTCTTTAATAGGATCAAACCACATTTCCTTCGCTGCCTCTAAAGACATAAAGTTAACTGATTTACGTTTGTCAAATGTATCACCAAGATCTATTATTTCTGTGATACCATATGCTTTAATAAAAGGTATAACAACCTTACTATAGTATTTTCTATAGTGATTAATGAAATGTTGATTGTCATTCCTAACACCAAAGTGTTGGTCAGTAATTAAAAGAACTTTCATTATCTATTTACAGGTTTGTATACATTTTTAATATTACACATAGTAATAAAAAATACCAAAGTCAATCTTTCATTCTCACCAGATCCATAAGTTTTAACCCCATGCCATTTGGTATTTGGAAACATAAACATTCTATTATATTTGTTATCTACTTTAATAGTTTCTTTCCAACGATCTTCTGTTGAAATAAAACCTGTATTATATTCTTCATCAGATATATCTTCACCCCTATAAAATCTTTCTTTAATACTATCTTGATACTTATTATAATATAAATTGTTAATATCTATAGACTCATATACTGAAGTACCTGTATCTGGTTCAGGATTTTTATTAAGATAAACAATCCCACCAAATTCTGCATCCGTATCTCTGTGGATCCAACCCCTATTCTTATTATGATATTTTTCTGTATGTAATGGTTTAATTTTTTGAAATGATATCTCTGCTTCAATTATAGATTCAGGATCTATTGTTGGATAAAATATTTTTAAAAGTTTACTACATACTGCAAAATAAAGATCTGGATTAATTTCAGACAACAATTTAGATCTTGTACCTGGATAATTTGATTGTCCAAAGTCATAGTCTAGAGTATTTGCATACTCTACTATCTGATCAGGATATTCAAAAAAATCATCATATATGATTGTTGGAATCATCTCTTAGTATTGATTGCAATACGTGCTTTGATCTGATTATACTCTGCTCCACCATCTCCGTCAACCGAGAACACTTCATCGTATCCTGACTTCTCAAGAATCTTTTCCTTAATATCCATCTGTCGTTTCTCCTTAGCAATACGACGTAGGAATGCATAATACACTATCTGAGTAAAATATGCAAATGGGTTTTTACTTTTAGCAGGATCAAAATTATCAATATACTGTATACAGTTCTCTATACCATCGCAAACCATATCATCTTTATACATGTAATTGATAAAGTTTGGTCGGTAAGATAAGTGTGTTGCTATCTTTAAAAAACAACTCCCAATATAATTATTAACTATAGGTTTAGGTTTACCTTGCTTCTCTGCAATTTCTACATCTTCTCTATACTTAATAAGAGCAGCAAGAAAGTCTGCATTGTTCACATAATGTTGCTTTTTTGTTTTAGCATTTTTTCTCATAACTATTGGTTTACCTGCATGTGAATATTATAACACATATAATGGGACTTGACAACAATGGACATTCGATGTAGACTCAACACTGTCAGGGTTGGGAAGGGTTATTATATATTTTTTCAAATAACATTCTAGCTTCATTAATAGATCCTAGATAACCCATACTTTTTTCTAGATTAATTCTTTGCTTTTGTGATAATTGTTCAGGTGGAGTACCAGCCAAATATGCTTCATACATGATAATATATTGTTTGGACAATGATGCTAATGATATAAGATCTTTCTCTTTAATAATAAAAAAATCCTCGTCGCTCATTTGCATCCAATTTGATAACCCCATTCCTTTAGCAATTTTACCTCCGTCTAACTCTTTAGTAAAAAATTCAACTGTTACAGGATTACTTAAAAAGATCAATTCTTCAACTGGTTCAAGATCTTCTTGTTTAGAAATTATTGCCTTAGCAATGAGCTCTTCTCCACTAACTAGCTTAAAAAGTCCATAAAATTCTTCATCATGTTTTGCGTAGTTAAGTGTCATGTGATTTTACTTTTACTTCTATGATTTCATAATTAAATTGTTCTTCATTATAGATTTTGAGTCTTTCCATCAGATGATTAAGAGTGTAGTTATTACCCTTATCTGTAGAAATATCATCAGCAATATCATATAAAGTTGCCTTCACCTTATCCTTAGACTGTCGAAGTACCCTCCCGATAGACTGGAGGTTACGCACTCTAGATTTCGATGGACTAGCGAAGACCAAGTTGTGCAACCGCTTGATATTAATACCAGTGCTGAAAGTGCCGTAGCTAGCGACAATAATACTGTTGTCTTCATGTTCAACTAGTCTCCTAATTTCTTCACGATCATCAGTATCAACGCCTCCATAAACTAAATGCACTGGTCTGTCAGTGTAACTATTTATCATTTCATATAAAGGGATTCCGTGCTTCTCTACATAGTTAAAGAGGATTAGTGTATTACCTTTAAGATCACACGCTAAATTGCGGATAAATTTATTCCTAGGTTCATGCTCAATGAGATAAAACATCTCATCTTGATACCCTTCAAATATTTTTTCCTTATGTTTAAGAACAATTACTTTAACTTTTAACTTAGCAACATGTCCTTGTTTCATTAGCTCGTGTGTCTTAGTAACTTTGGAACACCTACCAAATACACCTTCTAACACTAGTTGATTAACATTTGCACCATCTAATGTGCCAGTAAATCCATAGCGATATTTACAACCATGCAACTTATGCATAATCGTAGTAAGAGATTTGGCTTTGAAAAGGTGAGCCTCGTCACCGATCACTACGTCAAACCTAGAAAACCACTTACGAGGTTGCTTATAAACAGATTGCCAAGTGGTAATTACGCAATCAGCTTCAGAATTTTTTTCCTCCCCAGAGTATATTTTGTGGCAGTGTTTGGATGCCATCCAACCATATTCTTCAAAGTCTTTATACATCTGCTCCACCAAAGAGGTGGTAGGAACAACGATTAAAATTTTCCGTTTAACATTTACATGAAACCGAACCAATGAATAAATCATTAGGCTTTTCCCGCTTGCAGTTGGCGACAATAGGAGTGCTCTGTTGTATCGTAGGCACTCGTATATTGCTGCGTATTGGTAGTCCCGAACCTTCAATCCAGAAGGAAGACCCAGTGCTTGAACAAATCCAACTACAGACTCAGGAGTTATTAGATCATTCTGATCCTTGGGATGCCCAAAGTATTGAGATTCCTCGAACTGATAATGATATCCCCTTTCCTTTGCCCAGTCAGTTAGATAATCTACTAAACCGCAATAAATCTCTCCAGTAGCAGGTGAGTATAACCGTACCTTACCGTCCCAACCTTTGTATCTCCTCGTTCTTTGCATGTATTTTGCAGAGGGGATTTCAAAGGTAAAAAATTCTGCTGCCTCCTTATGGAGATGAGGCTCCGCTTCAACTTTTAAATAAACTTCATTCTTCTTACGAATAAGGAGGTCCATAAAACCATGCTACAATTGATTTTCTAACTCCAGATGTGATAGGTCTTACCCTATGCCATTGATCACCTTGGAAAAAAATAGCAGACCAAGGTTTTAACTTAAAAGTTTTATACCTTGGGTCTGCATCTGGTCTATATATCTCCAAATCAAACTCCCCTCCTTCATAGTCATCATTAAGGAAAAGAGACATACTAATCTTTCTAATCATTCCCCTGACAGGTTTTGGATGTTGATCCACATGCCAGTCATAAAAATCTCCCTCCCCATAGATACCAAATTGTACAGGTTCTATACCTGCAAGATTCAAGTTCCAATTAGCAGATCTATTAATCTGTTTAGACATACGCATAAGCATAGACAATAGATCCATATCTCTTACCCACGCTACTTCAGAACTTCTAGTTGATCTTTGACTGCTGTGTAATTCTCCTTTAGTAAATTTTAAATCTTGTGATATTGCTTTTCTTACTATATTAATTGAATGAGTGTTAAAGGATACTTCCTTGTAAAAAAGTCCATAATTCATTACTAAAAACCACTTTGAAATTTCTTCCATTCAATAGCGTTTTTAATATGATAGGTACGATTATTAATCATACGCAAAACACTATCTAAAAAGAAGATCACTTGGTCTATGTATTCAATCTTGTACTTGAGTTTTCCGATGTCTTCATCTGCTTCAATGAACATCGAGATCTCTTCTTTAGTAGTAAGTTTGAGATCAAATGGCATCTCCTTATAGACAGAAGATGGTGCTTTACCTTTGTAGTATAACCACTTCTCTCTGATAAGACGTTTCATTTCAATATCTCTTTCTTTTTTCATAAGAGAATACTTATTATGAAACTCCATATACTTCATATGAAGTTGAGGAATTGCCAAGGAATCATTATCATGTAAATCCTCATCTAATTTAGAATCAGACTTCCACATGTCTTGCAATGTTTCTAAGTTCATAATATAGAAAAAATCAATAGTTTATCTTCTTGTTTGTGAGTTTGTATTTCTGATTTCGTAGAGTGTATATCTAAATGTTGTTGTTGCAGTAAAGTAATCATTATCACCACCAGTAACATCGAATGGTAATGATGATAAACTCACAGGAAACATATCCTTAAATACAACATCAAAATTTGCAATGTTATTATTGTTTAATACTTGTAGTGTAGCATCTGAAAATCTAGGATCTTCTGAAGGACTATCAGCATACTTGTCTATCCAAACTCTTCTTTCTTTAAACTCTTGAGGAGTTCCCAATGCTCGCATCCAGTTATGGATCTGCATATAATTTCTTAAATCTTCATCAACAATAAACTCCATAGAAAATTCACTATAACGCATGTTTCCTTCAACTGGAATAGGAACTAAACCCCTAGTTGGAATCTCAACTTGCCCTAATTCTACAGTAGGAATTTCTGCTTTTTGACACAAGAAAGAAACCTTTTGTGCTTTATCCAAAATGAATAAAAATCCTATTGGAGAAAGAAAGTTTCTATTCGTTAATTGGTCTTCGTACCAGTTTGCCATTAGACTATTCTTGTTCCATTAATATTTAGGCACCCAATAAAAAAGGACTCCGAAGAGTCCTTTATTTCTTTTGTTATTCCTTAAATGAGAATCTCTTTACAGATTCGTTTACAACTAGGTTGATCAGTCTCGCATTCTATTAGACATTCATAATAGTCATCTAATTTTTGGTCATCTTGACTGACAGCGTAGTTGCTGTAACTATGACTCCATGATGCCATATTATTTTGCGAAACGATGTTATGCATACTTGTTCTCCTTGTTAACTTAACTCATGATGTAGAGAAGTTTCAGTGCATCTTGTTGTTCCTCTTGTGTGTAGGTTTCCCTGACTGATATTATTTATACGAATTGTGTGTGTAATTCCTGATACATTTTACAAAAATAAATGCCTACTAATTTATACCTAAATATATTTTTTAAACTGTGAGGGAAGGAGTCGAACCTTCAAGTCCCGCCAGGAACATCAGTTAAACAGACTGACACGTTTACCAA